GAAATAGCCTCGATTTACATTAATCGAGACAACTATAAATTTAGAAAAGAGGATTTACAGAAAATAGTCGAACTTTCTGTGAATAAAATGATTTTCCAGGAGTTTGATGTATCACAACCTGTTGGAATTATTAAAAATGCAAAAATAGGAAAATTACAAAGGTCTGTTATTGCTGATGCTGAAATTAATCTGGAAAACTCTATTGAAGAAGGTATTTGGTATGTAGTACCCAGAATCCAGGCTAGCAAAATGAAAGTTGCTGGCGGGCATAGATTAAAAATACAGGATGTAATTCATTTTGGATTAACCAAGAATCCATCTGAATTTTATTTAAAACCAATTACGATAAAAGAAACTGTTGATAATAATGCAAATTAAAAAATATGCTACAATTTGTTACAAGATAAAAGAATGAGTGAAAAATCTACAAAATTACAGGTAATGTCCAGGCTAGATATTATCAATCAAATGCTTTTAGAGGGATATACTAGAAGAAATATCTTTCAGGTTGTTAATAATCCTGAGGGAGATTTCAATTGGCAAATCACGATTGAAATGATTGATAAATATATTGCTCGGTGTACTAAATTATGGAAAGATACTTTTGATAAACAACAGCATGAGTTATTATTTGAACATATCGCCAAAAGAAATGAATTATATAGACGTTCCTTAAAAGAGAAGCGATTTGATACTGGTTTAAAAATATTGGAAAGTCTTGCTGAGCTACAAAAATTAAAAGAAATATCTCCTAATGAAGACAATGGCTCTATTGAAATAATTGAAGGTCAGAATTTAAGAATTACAAAAATATACAGATTGGTAGATAAATTAAGGGGTCATCACCAGGTTGAGTATACAGACAGAAATTGAGTCATTAACTCCTGAGGAGAAACTACTTTTAAAAAAAGTGCTTCAGGATGAAATTTACTATGAAGAGATTAAAAAGCTGATTTTTTTATACCCAGAAGTACCGATTGATGAATTTATAGTAAGTTAAAAGAGGACTTGATTCGAATTAAACAAGGTGATTATAGACAAGTCTTTTATATCGGGGGCATCGGAGCAGGAAAAACAACCGAAATAGCTTTGTTATTGGCTTATGAGCTTTTCGAGTTGGGCAGGAAAAGGAATCCACAGAAATTTTATAGTCTAAGTTCAGGTTCACGGATAGCGGTAATGAATGCTTCTATCCGAGCCAGACAGGCAAAAGATGTTCTATTTGATGATCTGAAAACTTTTATTGACGGATCACCCTGGTTTCAGAAATACATGAAACCAGACCCACGAATAAAGTCAAGACTCAGGTTTCCAAGAAATATTTTTGCGATTCCTGGTAATAGTCAGGAAACATTTCCGATAGGCTTTAACATAAAAACAGTCGCGTTAGATGAGATGGCCTGGTTTCTGAGTGCTTCGCATATCGGAGACTCGGAAAGTCCTTCGGAAAATTTATATGAGTCTTATTTGAAAAGGCTCAAGTCAAGATTTAAGGATTATCTAATTGCTATTCTTACATCGCCTCGGACTTTGAATGATATGACCGAGAAGATGAAAGACGAAGCTTTAAAAGACAAAGAAATCCTTTGGATTCGGCGGCCACTCTGGAAAGCTAAACCAGATGGATATTATGCAAATCAATTTTTTGTATATGACGAAACTTATTCTAAGGTTGTGGCCAAAGATGTTAGGGATATTCTCAGAGAAGCTTTTGGGCATGTACCCGATGGATTCGAGATGCTGTCAATAGAGGAAATTCAGTATTTAGTTAATTTATTGGTTGATATAAAACCAGACATCTTAAAACCGAATGTAATTGATGAAACAGTTTCGGTAAAACCGCCTGAATATGATGTACAGGTTTTGCCAGGTTGGAAATTAGATGCAATTGAGGGTATTAGTGAAACAGATGAAGAAGAAGGGGCTTTAGAAGAGAATTGGATTCCGACACTTGAGGTTATTTGAAATGTGAATAAATTCAATATTCGTACTGATTCCAGGCTTATTATTGTACCTGTTGACTTATTGCCTGATTATGAACGTGATCCTGAAAAAGCGCATAGAGACTTCGGAGCACGGGTTACGCGTTCTACCAGTAAGTTCATAAAAGATGTAAATTTAATCAAGGCAATGTTCACTGATAAGTTTAAGAAGCCGTGGAATGAAAAGCATGTTTTTTATAGCTGGTTCGTTGGAAATCCAAACTTTTTTTATCACGCGCATATTGATTTAGGCCAGAAAAATGATGCTTGCGGTATGGCACTGGGGCATCAAGATGGGCCGTTTACGATTATTGATTTTGCTGAGTCTCTCAATCCTAAAGAAATTGGTGAAATTGACTTTGAAGAAGTTAGGATGATCTTCAAGGTCATGGAGCAACGGGGCTTTGGCTATGACATTACTTTTGACTCCTGGAACTCAGTGGATTCGATACAGCAGTTCCAGAAACGTGGTATAGAGGCTACGTTATTTTCGCTTGATAAAGATGTAAGGGGTTATACAGCTTTAAAACATGGATTATATGAACACTCTGTAAAATGTTACTATAATCCCGTTTTAGAAAAAGAGTTAAGAGAATTGGACCAAGTTGATTTCGATAAAGTCGATCACCCAACGGGTGGCTCGAAAGACCTAAGTGATGCAGTCGCGGCAGTTACATTTCATTGCCGCGAAGATGCGTTTCATGAGATAACTGAAGGGGCAATTGCTTAATCGCTTCTTCGTAATTGCGGGATGCAGTTTTCCTCCATGCAAGAGTGAGACCCCCTCCCTGTGTCCCGCATCATTTTAAATTTGAGGTGAAATGGGCACAGTCTTTATTATAATTCCGAATCTCCTATTTTAATCTATCGAACTCCCAGACTGTGCCCATTTTTTTATTATTATGAGACATGAATTATTTGAGGAAATGCAAAACCTGAAACCTTACCAGGGTCAGGCTTATTGTCAGTATTGCAAAAAGAATACACAACAAAGGGTTAGTTTTGACCTTATTCATAAAGCACTTATCTCAATGTGTCTAACTTGTTTTGAGATAACGGGCAAGATGAACCCTGAGCAATTTGAAAAGTATGTGGCTCAGAAGAAATATGATAATCGAAAAATAATGGTGAGCATTTTAGAGGAAATAAAAAAACCAGGAAGTCAAGAGATAAAAGACTTTGTTGATAAAATTAATTCAAATTTGGGGTAGATTATGGTAGAATGTCCTACAAGTGCTTGCCTATCAAAGGTTGCTGAGGATGTGCAACTCAAGACAAATGAACGTCAATTTTTAAATGTGTTTCGTACGATACGTATTATTGTCCGGCCTAACCAACCGCAAGAGATAGACGTAAAAGAATATATTAAGAACTGTGCTTATCGGATATGGATAGGTGTTCCTCTAACAGCGACTTATCTTTATGTTAGGCTCAATCGCCAGGTAAATTCGGATTACAATGTTTGCGAGAATACTGTTCAGCCTGTTGTTTTCGATAATGTGCTGGTAGACTATATCAGACTAGAAAATACAGGAGATACTGAGTTTACCGTAACAGTGCATCTTGCAACTTATCTTTCCAGGGAACGCTTGCAGCAGTCTGGAATGGAGAATGTCTGATGATATATGTAGATAAGATAATTAAGCATCATGAGCCTTTTTTGGGTGATAAACGAGCAGGTTTCAAATGGTGCCGAATGGTAGCTGACAGTAATCCTGAATTACATGACTTTGCTCAGCAGATTGGATTAAAAAGTAATCGTTATTATGAGGCTGAGAAGCCAGGTAAGTTTTCTTTTTACGGATTATCAGAGACAAAAAGAAAGTTAGCTATTCAGAAAGGTGCGATTCAATTAACAAATAAGGAACTTGACCAACGGTTTTGTATTCCGACTCTAGAAAGGCTCACTAAAGAAGCTTCCTGGCTTATGGGAACTACGAAACAGGCTAAGTTTACTTATCATCAGATAAAAAAATTAGCAAATATTTATGACCAGTCAGCGGTCCAAATAGCCCAGGCCGCGGCAGCGCAAATGCGCTGCCGAATACGAATAGAACGACAGAAAAAAATGATTGCTTTTATAGGAGGAAATTAGCAAATTAGGATAAATAATAATTTATTAATTTAATGGGAGTTTGGAGAATGCAAAGAATAATCACCCTAACGGGAGCGGAAAGTTATACAACTTCTGAAGGAAAAAAGTATGAGAAGGATAAGCCATATCCAGTTGATGAGAATACTTATCAGAC